CCGGTGTCCCTCTCGTGGTGCCGATCACGGAGACGAATCCCCGCGCCCGGCGCAGCATCTCGGCCTTCGCCCAGGCGCTGGCCTCGGTCGAGGCGAGCGCGGCCTCCCGCACGCGCAGGGAGGCGCTGCGGCCCAGCGCCCGCTCGACGATCTGCGGGCCGGTACGCCCCGAGGTGATCTCGGCCGAGACGACGTCGCCGGCGGCCCGCTCGTCGATCACATCCTTGTTCTGCGCGTCGTACCCGGTGACCGCGACCTCGGTGCGCTGGTGGGCCAGGTCGGCGCACAGCCGCACCGAGAGCAGGTGGTTGCCCTGGACCAGGGTGAGCCGAGTCCCTGACCGGCGTGGCCGCGAGCTCAGGTGCAGGGTGCGCCCCTCGCACCACAGCTCGGCCTGCACGAGCCTAGCTCGCTCACGCAGGAAGGCCAGGTCGCTCTGGTTGAGCTGCTGGACGACGTCGTACTCCGGGCCGTCGACGTCGACCTGGGCCTGCAGCCCGTGCTCGTCCGCCAGCGCGGAGGCGATGTCGCCGTCCGTCACCTGATGGTAGGAGCGCATCCTGCGCGTCATCCGCAGCCGCATCAAGGCGTCCTCGGCCATCAGCACCACCATTGGGGGCTGGGCGTCGTCGAACAGCGCCTCGATCGCCGAGATCGTCCCGTCGAACACGGTTCGCTGGTTGGTGTCCGGGCCGACCGACACGACGAGCCGCTTGCCGAAGTCGACGACGCCGCCGTCGAGCCAGATCATCCGATCCTGCGGGCCGGTGGCACCCGTCCCGGTGGCGAACAGATGCAGCCGCAGCGTGCGCAGCCCCTCCACCCCTTCCTCGATCTCCAGGTGGATGCAGTCGCGAGCCATGCTCGGCACCCGCTGGCCGTCGATGGAGAAGACCGGTCCGGCCGGGGCGAGCATCGGCTCAGTCATCGAAGCCCTCCGCGGCCGTGCGCCGATACAGCCACTCGGTGCGACCGCGCGACTCTCGCCAGACCTCATCTGCCGTCCGCCCGCTCGGCGCTCCGTCTGGAACGCCGGAGCCTGCATGCTCGGGCGGATCATCCGGGCGGACGTCGGTGTGCATCTCGTTGACGTGCACAACCATCGCCTCTCACCTCACTACGGAGTCGCCGGACGTCAGGGATAGTCCGGCGTCGCCTCCATGCTGCGGGGCGCAGCGTCACTCCTGCGTTGCGCCGACCGCTCAGCCCACCGTGAGCCCGCCGCCGCGCGACTGCGCGGGCCGCGGCCTCAGCGGGACGCCCCGGCCGTAGCTGATCGCCCGCGGGTCGACCGCCGCGGCCGCCGCGGCCGCGGTGCTCCTGGAGATCGCGCCGGCCTCGACCTGCGCCTCCACCGTCGCGGCGGCGGCCGCGGTGATGGCCGAGCCTGACGCCGAGACGTCCAGGCTGGCGCCTGCGGCCGCGACCACGCCCGCGCCGACCGACGCGCTGGCCGATGCCACGGCCGAGGCGCCGGTCGACGCGGCCACTCCGGCACCGGCGGTGAGCCCGATTCCCGCGCCGGCGGCGCCGGGAACGTCGAAGCCGGCTCGGGCGCCCGCTACCGCGGCACTCGCCGCGAGTGCCTGGGCCTGGCCGGTCGCTGCGGCGATCCCGCCTTGCGCGGAGAAGTCGAACCCCGCCGATGCCTCCGCCGAGAGGGCTGCCGTTCCGATGGCCTCACCGCCGGCCGCGACCCCGGTACCGCCGCCCGCGCTGAGCCCGCCTCCGAACCCGGCCGACGCTCCGGCGCTGAAGCCGGCCGAGACCCCGATCCCGGCGCCCGCGCTGATCGAGGCGTTCAGCTGCACCTGCGCGCCCGCGGTCAGCCCGAGCGGTGTCGTGAGTCCGGCCATGGCCGATCGCCACGTCGACGGATCGGCGCCCAGCCGGCTGAGCAGCTGCTGCACGCTCTCTCCCGCCTGGGCGGCTGCGGCCTGGTTCGGATTGGACGTCGGCGGCGCGCCAGGGCCGGAGTTCGGCGGTCCGGCGCCGGGCGGAGTGCTCTGGGCGTCGTCCCGGCTGCCGGGGCCGGTCTTGCTGGCCTCGAACTTCTCGTCCTGCCCGGTGAGACTCAGGCTGACCTTGGCCCGCAACGCGGTGCCGTCGAAGTCGAAGTAGTCCAGCTCCTCGCCGATCCGGCTGACCACTCCGGTGAAGGTGAAGCGACCCCATACGAACCGCAGTTGCGGGCGTGCGTCCTTGGGATGGAGCGGGTCGGGCTCGGCGAACATCCGGAGACCGGCGGTCAGGGTCCGGACGTCCATCGGGTTGCCGTCCGGGCCGCCCTCGGCGGTGTCGAAGACCAGCTCGAGGGAGAGGGTCACGTGGCCCTCGTTGGGTTGCTGACGCCGCTGTGCCTGCGTCGTGGCACCCGTGCTGGTGTCGTTGTTGCGTTCGAGCTTGAGACTGGTCGGGTTGAACTGGACAGGGACGGGACGGCCGACGGGCTGGAGGGTGGAGGGTTTGTCGGCTGTCCCGTTCCGCTGGGCCTTCATCGCCTGGATGGTGGCCTTGACCGGGCTCGGCTGCGGCGGCGGGGACGTCATGGCGAGCTCCCGAACCGCAGGCCCTCGTGCACGATGTGCAGCTCCTCGACCGCGACCTCACCCGTCTTGGCGTTCAAGGCCGGCCCGCTGACCTTGTTCGGCAGGCCCCGCCAGAACGTCCAGCTGGCCACCTCGCGCCGGCCGTCGGGGGACCAGACCTGGATCAGCCCGTTGTACCGCGGGATCGGCAGCTTGCCGCTGACCATGCCGGTCAGCCAGTCCCACAGCGCGGAGTCGGCCGTGCCGGTGTCAGAGCCGCCCGGGCCCGCGCCGGCCTGCGGGTTGTCGGGCGTGGGCGGTGCGGGGATGAACATGCCGCGCTTGAGCACCAACGGCGTGAGTTTCACCCGGCCGACCCGGCGCACCACGCCGTCGTTGCGGCCGCCCTCGAGGTACTCCTGGACGTCGGCCTCCAGCTCGAGCCCGGAGCACTCGGCGAAGGCGCCGATCCCCAGCTGAGGCACTGACGCGGGAACGGAGGACTTCGCCGCGGTCAGGGTGACCGTGAACCGGAAGGTCTGGATCAGCTCGCCCATGTCGGTCATGTCCCGCTCACCACCTGCACGCCACCGTCGGCGTCCTGCGTCAGCCGCACGATCAGGTACTCCAGCGGCGACGCGGGCGCGACGCCGATCTCCGCGATCAGCCGTCCCAGGGCCTGTACGGGCGCCGAGTTCAGCGTGTCGTCGCACCGGACGAAGAAGGACTGCGCCTCGGTCGCCCCGGCGAACGCCCCGCCGCGGAACATGTCCGCGAGGAACTGGGTCAGCACGTGGCGCAGCGTCGAGCGCAGGTCCGGGGTGTTCGGTTCGAATACGAGCCACTGCGACTCGCGCTCCACCGTCAGGCAGATCATCGTCATCAGGCGGCGGACGCTCAGCTGCCGGTAGCCCGGATCGGTGGACAGAGTTCGCGCCGCGGTGAGGCGGAAGCCGTCCCGTTCGGCACGGAACACGTTGATGCCCAGGCGGTGCAGCTGATCGTGGACCGCGTCGGTGACGACGTCGGTCGCGGTCACCGCCGACACGGCCAGCTCGTTGGCCGGCCCCCAGGGCAGGCCCAGTTGCTGCTCCCGGGCCGCGATGATGCCGGCGGCGAAGGCGGACGGCGGGGTTGACCACGCCGCGCCGCCCGACGGGTCTGCCACCTTCAGCCAGGGGTGGTAGGCGGCCGCGTAGCTCGTGTCGAAGTGGCTACGCCAAGTGCTCACGTCGGCCACCGAGATCCCGGCGGGGACGTCGAGCAGGGCGACGAACCTGTGGCGCAGCACGGCCACGTCCACCAGCCGCTGCTGGCGGCGCACGGTCTCGGCGAGGTCGCCGGCGGATTGCGGTTCGAGCTGGGTCGTGGCCTGTACCGTGCTGGCGTACAGGACGGGCGCGGGGTCCGGTGTGCACGGCTGGAACTGGCTGCTGGATGCCGACTTTGGGGTGTCCGGCGGCGACGGCGGCAGCGCCCGCCACTCCCAGGTGAGATCCGGGACGCACAGCAGCCCGAGTTCGTCGATCCGGCCGGCCAGGTCGACGCCACGGTGGTCGTGCCGCTCGTCCAGCGGGTCGCCGTCCGCACCGTCGGCGTCGAAGAGGCTGTCTGCGTCGATCTCGGCGAAGCGGTCGCGGCCACCGTGCAGCAGAACCGCGGCCACCGGGACCAGAGCCCGGTCCGGCAGCAGCGGCTCCGTCCAGCCTTGGCAGGTACGCACGAGCCGGGACTCGTCCTTCAGGACGGCCGGTGGGTATCGCGGGTGTGCGGGGTGCAGCCCGAGCCCGGCGATCGTCTCGGCTCGCGGAAGCGTGGGGTCGTCGTCCCTGACGAGCAACGTTCCGGTGATCACCGTGACCCGATCGGGGTCCGTGCCCTCAGCGGGCGGCGGGTCGAGGCGCGCTACCCGTAGTCGGCCGCCGCCGGGCAACGGGCGCTCGAGCGATCCCGTTACCCAGTGCAGTGTCCCGAACGGGTCGTCCGTGGTCCCGCCTAGCAGGACGAGCGACCCGTCCGGCAGGCTGACCGCGTCCGGGACAGCGAGCTCGCCTGCCCGCACGACCCCCGGGTCGCCGACGGCCGGCGGCCGGAACGAGCCGGACATATCGAACTCAAGCGTCGCTTGCAGCCGGTCTCCCCATGAGCCCTCACCCGCGGCCACCAGCCGGGCCCCCAGACCCGCCAGCTCGAGCTCCGCCGACGCCAGCGGATCGTCGGTCACCGGGCCTACCCGGTTCACCCAGGCCCGGACGCCCCCCTGGTCGAAGAAGGCGCTGACCGCGAGCGGCAACAGGCCCGGGCACGTGTGCCCGTCGGGGTCCGTCAGGCCGCCGAACCGGTCGACGAACTGCGACCAGCTCGTGATCAGCACCGGTTCGTTCACCGGACCGCGCCAGGCCACGCCGACGAAACCGGTGACGTCCAGCCGGATCGGGCCCAGGGCGACATCCGTGGCCAGCGGCGGGGCCCGGTATACCCCGGGAGCACCCAGATACACGCCAACGCTCACGCGCCTGCTCCGTTCCGCCGACAGTGCGCCGTGCCTGCTCCGGCCGTCAGGCCGACTCGAAGTCGACCTGCTCAGCGACCAGGTGCAACTCCTCCATTGCCACCTCGCCACCGCCCTTGGCGGCCAGGGTCGGCCCGACCCACTTCTTGGGCTGGGCCGACTGGAGGATCCACCGGCACACGGCGGCCCGGCGCTCGTCGAGCAGGGTGATGGTGACGGTCTGCGGGCTGAAGTCGCCGTCCCGGGTGGACTTGAGCCAGTCGAACAGGCGCAGGTCGCCGATCAGGCCGCGCTTGAGCGTCACGTCGTCCGTGGTGTTGGTGTTCGGGACCTTGCGGACGTGGTTGGCCTTGTCGTTGCCGTTGCGGTACTCGGAATACTTCACCTCGTTCCCCAGCCCGCTGACGTCGGAGAAACCGGCCGCGATCTCGTCCTGGCCGCCCGTGTTGCCAAGCTGCACCATGAAGTTGAAGGCGCCGTAGGGGTTGTCGCGCGTTGCCATCTCTGCCTCCAGGACCGGTCGAGGGTCAGCTCTGCTGCGCGTCGGCGGTCCACTGGCCGATGCGGAAGATCACGAACTCGGCGGGGTAGGTCGGGGCCACGCCGATCAGACAGATCAGCCGGCCGTTGTCCAGGTCGTTCTGGGTCATCGTGGTTCGGTCGCAGCGGACGAAGAACGCCTCCTCCGGCTTGGTCCCCATGAGTGCCCCGGTGCGCCACGTGGTGATCAGGAAGTCAGTGATCGTCTGCCGGATGCTCGCCCAGAGCAGCTCGTTGTTCGGCTCGAAGACCGCCCACTGCGTGCTCTTGTCGATCGAGTGCTCCAGGTAGATGAACAGCCGGCGCACATTGACGTACTTCCACTCGGGGTCCGAGCTCATCGTGCGGGCGCCCCAGACCCTGTTGCTGCGACCAGGGAAGAAGCGCAGCGCGTTGATCCCCTCGGGGTTCAGCACTGACTGACGGTCAAACGTGACGTTCTGCATCAGCCGGGTGATCCCGAGCACGACCTCGTTCGCCGGGGCCTTGTGCACGCCACGCTGGATGTCGCTGCGCGCGTAGATCCCGGCCGCGAAGCCGGACGGCGGCAGCTGCAGGGTGGCCGGGGCGGCACCGGGGTCGTTCTTCGCCAGCGGGTCCAGGATCTCCACCCAGGGGTAGTACAGCGCCGCGTACTTGGTGTCGAAATGCGAGCGGAACTCCCGCACCCCCGACATCGAGCTGTCGACCGGGGGGTCGGCGATGGCAATCCGGTAGCGCTGCTGCTCGCAGTGGTCGATCAGGTGGTCGACGGCGACCTTCTGCTCAGCTTCGGTCCCGAAGCGCACGGAGTCCGGCATGGCCACGATCGCGACGTCGTCGATCTCGGCGAGCGCGGCCAGGCCGGTCGCCGCGATCTTCGGGTTGTCGACGTCCGATACCTCGCCCTGCAGTCCGTCCCGGCCGTCCGTCGAGAGCGTACCGCCGTCGCCGCCACCGGTAAGGTAGGTCGGCGTGGCCAGGCCGAGCAGCGCGGCGAGCAGGCTCGCCGCAGACGGCGGCTGGGCTCCCGCGGCCGGGATCGCCGCGAGCAGGTAGACCAGGCTGAGGTCGTCGGCCGGCTGTTCCGCCTGCAGCACCCGGAAGATGGATCGCGGGTTCTGCGCATCGAGCGGCAGGCCGCGCGCGTCCAGCTCGAGCCCGGGATAGGCGTCCACGCGTATGTCGCCCATCTGCACGGTCACCGTGAGGGTGAGATGGCACGCGCCCTGGGGGGCGTTGTCCTGGATCGCCACCACCCGGCCGGTGGCGGGGTCGACGTATCCTAGGCCGTTGCCAAGGCGATCTGCCAGCCGCAGGTTGGCCGGCACGGGAGCGGTGGTGTCCTTGGGGATCTGGGTGCGGTCGTCCACCAGTTCGATCAGGGCACCCGGCTGTGCGCCGCGCAGGGTGGCCGTGCCGTTCACGGTTCCGAGGATGTTCTTGCTGCGCTGGAAGGTGACCTTGATGCTGATCGTCTGACCGGCCAGGCCGGGCCAGCGTGTTCGCCAGGTGGCCACCGCGGGGTTCCCGATATCGAGCTTGGCGAAGTCGGTGTCCGCGACGATGACGCCGTTGTTCCTGGTGAACGGGAAGACCCGGGATACGTAGAGCCTGCGGCCGCCGTTGTCGAAGAATGACCTCGCGGCGTAGGCCAGGTAGTTGCGCGTGTCGTTGCCGGTGCCGACGTCCTCGAGGCTGCCGAACGCCCGCTCGAACTCCGTGAAGCTGGTGATCAGGGTCGGCTTGTTGACCATGGTCACCGCGGGCGTGTCCAGCTGATACGGAACCGGACCATACCTGGTCAGTCCGGCCATACCGAACGTGCTCGTCGGCACGCCCTCGATGGACCGCGACCGGAAGCTCGTCTCTTCCAGGTAGACGCCCGGAGTCAGGTACTCAGGCATGCAGACCTCCTGGGTCTTCGATCACATGGTGAAGGGGACCGGTGAGGCCAGCAGGAGCTCCTGGCCGACCGGGACGGAAATGGGCGGCGGGACGGTGGTGGACGGAACGTGGTCCTCCGGCGTCTTGCGCCCGCGGAGCACGTTGTTGTCAAGGTCGTCCGGGCCGGGTGGTGCCGTCGACCGCGGGAGCGGTTCGATGGTGAGATCGGCATACGGGTCGAACGGGTCCGGCGTCGACGGGACCCGGGCGGTCACGTAGAGCTGGACCTGGAGTCGGGTCGGAGCCGGGGGTGGCAACGTCCCGGTGTCCTCGATAACGAGCACGAACTCTCCGCGCTCGTCACCGTGCGCCCAGCCGACAGCCTGGTGGCCGGGGCCCCTGGCTGTGATCCGCGGCCAGCGCACGGGATCAGTGCCCCGG